TAGAATCTCAAATAGATGAAGTAAATAGAAAACTTAAAAATAAAATTTCTGAATACAATGCTGTTCTTACAAGTTTAAATTTAATTTATAAAGAAAATCCTAAAGATAGAATTAAACCTAAATATAGAGTTAGAGGTTTCTGGGAACTTCCTACACCACAAGAAGATTCTAGAACAGGTAAACAAGAAGTAGTTCAATTTAATATTCAATATAGATATTTAAGCAGAAACGGAAATTTAGCAAGTGCTCAACAACTAGCATATTCTGAAAACGGAGAATCTACTTCTGGGTATTTTTCAAACTGGAATCAAATACAAACTAAACCTAGAAAAAAATATTATTCTTTAACCGAAGATAAATTTGTTTGGGATGAAGAAAATACAGATGAAAAAGAAGAAATAAATGTAAATCAACTTGACATTCCTATTCAACCAGGAGAACAAGTTGAAATTAAAATTCAAAGCGTTTCTGAAGCAGGATATCCTTCTAATCCTTTAGTTTCTAATTTTTCTGAAACTGTAAAAATAGAATTTCCAGAAGAATTAAATGCTGAAATAGATTTATTTTCTGTATTAGAAGAAGCAGCAAGAGAAGAAGAAAGATCTATAATTTATAAAGAAATTAGAAATTATGGATTCGAAAGACATTTTAGAAATTCTGGAGTAGAAGATTCTGTATATTATGCACATGGAGGAAATGAAATAAAATCAGGAATTGTAGATGTAAATGGAGATATTTTATCTGTAACGCAAGTATTGAAAAATTTACAATCTCAAATAGATTCATTAAAAGGTGATATTTCTACTCAAACTCCAGTAGAAGTAAGAAACGGAAAACTTTCTGTATTTATTGACGGTAAAAACGAAAGTGGTCAATTTGTATCTTATCCGGTAGAAAATGGAGGAGTGGTCGAGTTAAGACCTCCTTCATATTATAATGCAGTTTCTAAATTAAGTGTAGGTGAAAGAAGAGGAGCAGTAATTAAAGAAGAATATACTTTAGTTCTTCAAAACACAGGAGACGGTCCACTTCATTTAAATTCTAAATATCCAGGAGCAACTTACGAAGGATTGCCTGAATTAACAGGAAGTAATTTAACTTGGAGAGATACTTCATTTACAGATGATATTTATAAAACTTTAAGAAGATACGATAAAGTACCAGTTAAATATAAAAACTTTAGTTCTTATGAAGATATTAAAGATGATGCAACTAGATTTGGTTATGGTCATCAACAAAGTTCTCAAGTAGCAGGTCAGTTTATTTACAATAGATATAAAGATATTAGAGGAACTAAAACTTTATATTCTGAAGGAGAAGCTTTACAACCTAAATATTTAGGAGTTGATCCTAGTACATTTGGAAATAAAAAATCTTTCTTATGGGATGGAAATTGGTATAATCCAGTTTATGATACTCCTGCAAATGAATTAAATCCATATACAATGGCTCCTACAGGAAATGGAGCATTATCAGATTTTAGTGTTCACGTAGGACATACTGATTTAAAAGAAAATAGAAAAACATTATCTGATTTATTAATAGATTCTGTTTTAACTAGAGAAAATTTATTAGAACATGCTAAATGGTTTAATGTAGAAAAAGGAACTTCTAATCATTATAAACAATCTGAACTTACTAAAAATTCTTATGGTAAGTTTTTAAAATTTGGTTTTTATGAAAATGATAGATATTTAATTGGTGAAAATACTACAGGAATGTATTTCTATATGAATCCCGATACTCCTGAATCTGTGAGAGTATTAGGACAAGATGCAACTTCTGTGAGAGTATTAGAACCAGGACAAAGAATCGAAATACCTTTAATGATAGAATATAGACTTTCTGATTATTATTCAGATTCTGATAGTTATACTACAAATCAAAAATTAACTGCAGATCCAATTGATATTTCAGAAATTTCATCTCAATTGAAATTGAATACATCTTCTGTTCCTGCTCTACAATTAAATAGTAAAAATATAGTAGCATCTAAACAAACATTAGGTGTAGTTGGAGGATATTCTACTTCTAACAAAAATAGAAAAGATGTAAACATTTCTTATGAAAAAATATTAGGATTTGATATTTCGTCTAAAAATAATCCTTTATTCTCATTTGATGTTAAAGCAGTAGCTTCTTTTGGATCTACTAAAAATTATATTTCAATTGATGGTGGATCTACTGCAGGAGATGTAGATAGATTAAGACCTGATTTAGGAGCAATATTAAATTTAGATCAATCATTGTTTCCAAATAATAACAATAACAAACTTATTTAATTTAGATGGCTTTTCTTAAAAATAATTTAGAATTTTATAATAAATCAGGTTTAAGACAATCTACTAATATCAATAGTGATTTAGGATATTGGAAATTTGAACTTGCATTTGAACCTATTTCAACAGGTTTATTTGCTACTGAGCAAATTCACATATTAGAAAATGTTTTAAATATTATAAATTCTAAAAGTGTTAGATCTTTAATTTCTCCTGTTACTACAGATAATCAACAATTAAAATTCAAGTTTAAAGATTCTAATTATGAAAACTTTTTCATGTATAGAATTCAATATAATTCTGAACTTCAAGATTATTTAGTAGAAACAGTAACTAACAATAAACAAGGATTAAATTTACAAACTTCTAATAATTTAACTAATAATCCAGTTTCTCCTGATCTTGATGAAATTTCTCCAGGAATTAAAAAAATACAAACTGAATTTATTTTAGATTTAAATTCTACAACAGAAGTAGTAGACGTTAATGATTTAGATACTGTAGAAGAGTCATTCGTTAACGCAGAAGGAATCAGAGAAGTTATTCAATATAACAATAACCTAGATGCTTTAACTATTAACCTGGCCTTTACTAGTGATTTAAAAGGAGAATTTTCTGAATATTTAGAAATATATTTGATAGAAGATGGAGAAGATGATGTTAAAATAGCAGAAATCTCCTTGTTTGCAGAAGCAATTGCAGAAGATTATAGATTAACAGATATTTTAGCAAATTTTGGTCAATCATTAGAAACTGAAGATTCTATAGTATTTAGAGAAACTGAAGTACTAGATGATGAAATAGATCATGATGTATTAAACAGAAAAAAGAAAGAATTAATTTTAGATTTTTCAAACATTATTCCTTATATAGGTTCTTATAAAGGATTGATTGAAGCTTTAAGATTTTACGGATATTCTGATTTAAAAATAAAAGAATGGTGGTTAAATTTAGAAACAGAAAAATTCTTTCACTATGAAATAGATAAAACTACTTACAAGACATTAGCTCCTAAAAAAGAAACTTTTGGAAGTAATAATGTAATGAAAAGAACTGGTAAGTTTTCTTTATTCTATGATGTATTTAAATTGACTGGAGAAGTAGACGAAAATGGAATTCCAGAAATAGAACCAAATTTTGCTTACTCTCAGGAAGAAGTTCTTATTAAATTATATGGATTAAAAACTTTATTAAAAAATAAGTACCTTCCTTTAAATACTAGAATAGTTGATATAACAGGACAAACAATAGTATTTGATAGAATATCAACATCTTCATTTACTAATTCCGTAAACATTACAAGCGTAAATGATTACGATTTAGAAGTTAATTTAGAAATTGAACCTCCTGTAGTATTAATAGATAAAGATGTTTACGAAAAGAAAGAAAGAACAAAGAGAACTCTTTTAGATTTAAAAAATGAAAATTTAAATACATTTTCTCAAATACCTTTGGATGAATTAGAACAAACTTTCGTATATGAAGATTGTCCTACTAGAGAATCTTATGGTCAAGTTACAATTAAAAATTTAACGTTTGAAAATACTCTAGCAGATCTAGATCATTTATTTGAAGAATTTGAAAATGTTAGTTTAGAATTTTTAGAATCTTATCCTGTTTACGAAATACAATATGATATTATTTGTACTGAAGGAAAAGGATTTAATAAAAGAATTATAGGAATTCCATCAGAACTAAAAGAATTTACAGTAAATGTTAATGTTGCTGGATGGTATGATATAGTAGTTAAAATGTTAGATGTTTATAATAACGTTTTAGTTAAAAGAATAAAAAATGCATTTAAAGTAGAATTACCAGAACCTGTTTTTGGTGCAGTATGGAATGAAACAAGAAGTATAGAAAGACTTTCTGATTTAGAACCAGATTTTAAAATTGAAGATGCTGATTTTGATACAATTAATGGTAAATTATCAACTACTACATTAGAAGATTTGGAAGCTGCTACATTAAAAGCATTAGATCCTGCAAGCTATTTAAACCAAAAAGGATTGTGTAATATTACTAAAATACCAATTTTAGAGCTAGATAGAAACGAACAATGGATAAAAGTTTCTAAAGATTATAGTTCTAAAATAAGTGAAATAAATAAACAAACTTTTGCTACTTTTTTATCTGATACTTTACCTTCAGAAATTTTACCAAAAACTATTTTATCTACAAATGATGTAGATACTATTACTGTTGAAACAACTGAAATTCCAGAAGTTGGAGACATTGTTGAAATATTTGAGCACGAAACGGTTAATTTAGGTTCTACTACAATTGAAAAAAATAAATTGACGTATTCTGGCGGTTTAGAAATTAAAGAAAATTCTAAATTTTATATTTATGATACAGAAGATGTAGCCTTTTTAAAAATATTAAATTTTTCAATTAATAGAAAAGATAATGAAACTATCTTTTATGTAGAAGATCCAGATGGATTATTAGAAAAAAGCTATTCAAATGCTTTTATAATTAATGAATCACAAAGTTTAGAAGTAACTACAATAAATCAACTGTTGCCTAATAGATACGAATTTACTTTATCTTCATCTATTGAAATGAACATAGATGAAATAACAACTAAAATAAATGATTCTAAAGACATGAGATGTTGGTGGAATATTACAGGTGGTAGATATTCTATTCCTATAAGATCTGTAGAAACTTTTGAAGATCATTACAAAGTAAATTTAATAGACAATGAAAGAGAATTATTTAGAATAACTAAAACGTTTGATTTCTTGGTTGCTGAATATGACATAAACCATGCTGAAACAAGACTAGGAAAAACTGAAATAACAATAGAAGATTTAGAAAATTTAACATTAGAACAAATAGGAGATTTAGAAATAGACAATTGTTCTTGGCATGGATCTAATCTTCCTGGGTTTATCATTAAAAATTATACAGAAAACGGAGCTTTCAGAATTGGAGATTCTAAATGGTTTACTTTTAGTTCTGGTTGTACTGGGAATATTGAATTAGCAACAGAAGAATTAGAAAGTTCTGATATAGAAGAACTTCAGGTTTATGATTTTATTATCAACGAAGATCTAGATCAAATACATGCAGTTTCAAAAGTTTATGGAGAAGATGTATTATCTATAATAGAATTTAGAAACGGATTAGACATTGAACCAAAAATAAATCCTAGATATGCTTGTAATTATCAACTTCCTATAACAATGAATCAAGAACCTAATTACACAGAAGGTTCAATTAATAATAGAATGAAATGGAATCATTTATTAAGTGAATGGTTATGGCATGATGAATCATTTGAAGTAACAAAAGAAAAAGCAGATTCAATGCTTTATATTGAAGACGATTTAAATGGAAACTTTAGAAGACATTTTAGTTATCCAATGAATGGAACTTTAAGATGTTATAATATTAAAGGTTCACAAGATTCTGTTCACATTAACCCAGGAACAATTGTAGGTTTTTATGCAGATGCTTCTATTGACATTATTGGAAAAAAATCATACACTTGGAAAATTATTGACGATTATACTGAAGAAATTCTAGGAGTAACAGAAAACGAATATTTTACTTATCTGTTTAAAGACACAGGAACTTTTAGTATAGAAGTAGAAATTACTGATTGGAATGACAATAAAGTAGAACTCAGAAAAAACGGATTCATAAACGTAACTAATATAAATGAATAAAGAATTTAAGACATATAAAGAGTTTTTAAACGAAAGTAAAGGGTTCGATCAATCAAAATTTCCTTTAGAAGATCCTGAAGAAATTAAACAATGGATTAAAGAAAACCTAGAAGGAAAAATAAATCAATTCCAAAAGCACCTTTTGTCAGGTGATTGGGAAATCGATAAACAAGGGTATTTTAGTACGACAGGAAATTTGAGATTAGATAAAATGAATTTAACGAAGTTGCCTTTTAGAATTAAGTCTATAGGCGGCAGTTTCGAGTTCCACGGTAATCAGTTAACCTCTTTAGAAGGTCTTGAAAATCTTGCGTCTGTAGGTGGAAATTTTAGTTGTAATGATAATCAGTTAACCTCTTTAGAAGGTCTTGAAAATCTTGAGTTTGTAGGCAGCGGATTTGAGTGCTATTTTAACGCATTAATTGATTTTAAAGGGCTTGAAAATTTAGAATCTGTAGGTGATAATTTCGATTGTGACTATAATCAGTTAACCTCTTTAAAGGATCTTGAAAATCTTGAGTTTGTAGGCGGAGATTTTACATGTTCTAAGAACAAGTTACTTTCTAAAAAAATTCCCTTTAAAGTTAAAGGTGACATAAAATTTGAAAGTTCGGATAATCCTTATAAATATAAAGATTCAATAAAGTATTTAATATCTTTAAGTGAAAGAGAACAAAAGAAAATTATAGAAGATTTAATGGAATTTGATTCACAAGCATATAGAAAGTTAACAAATTATGCTATAAAAAATAATATAGAACTACCTTTAGATAAAGAAGTTTACAAATGGAATAAAGCCGCTAACGATTTAGATGATACTGGACTAGAATTTTAAAAAATATATAACTTATACCTTTAATAAAGAAATAGAATTATGCCACTTACAATAACAACAATTAATATTAAAGATACTATTACTACCTTTAGAAATAGTCTTAATAACAACTTTGCAGCAGTTAAAGTAGTAACTGATGCATTAGAAGAAAAAATAGATACTGCAAATTCTACTATAACAATTCAAAACATAACATTATCTAAAGAAGAAAGAGCAACTTCTACTGAAATTTTTACTGTAGAAGCATCTGGAAGAATTAATGGAAATTTTGTTATAGATGGAACAACAACTACAAATGACGTAAATGTAGCTACAAATTCAAATATAACGGTTAATTCTGGAAATGTGAATGTTTCAGGAACAGATTCTAATTTTAATTTAGAAGGAGATTTATATTTAGAAAGAAATATTATTCATAAAGATTATGCAGATTCTTCTATTGATGCTTCGTTAACTACAAATTATACTTCAGTAGATTCGAATGTAGGTTTATTAGATGTTAGTAATAAACATGCAATGATTTTAGATTTTTCAAACTATTCTTCTTCAGGAGATGTTGAAAATATTAATGATGTGAATCAAATAAAATTATCTCAAGGACAATTTGTAGGACAAAATTTAACGTTAGTAATAAATGCAAATGCATCTAGTGGAAAACCGCATAAAATAGTAGATGCTAATATTTCTACTCTAGGTTCAGGAGAATTTATAAGTACTTCTTCTGATTATGCTGTAGTAGATTTAGTTTACGTTGGAACTGCATGGGTAGTTAAAAGCCTATTTAATGCTGTAGTAGAATAAAATTAAAAATAAAAAAGAATGAATAAACCAGTTAAGAATTATACAACTTTTATAAATGAAAATTTATTAAAAAGAACAGGAGATAAATTTAAAAAAGGAATCACCAAAGCTAAAAAATACATAACAGAAATTTTTAAATCTATGGAAGATTTTTTTACTTCTGTGTTTACTCCGAAAAGAATATCTAAAGGACTTAAAAAAGGGACATCTGATGTAGTATATTTTAATGCTTCTAAAGGTTCAATTTTAGATCAAATAGAATCATATTATAGTAAAACAGAATATGGAAAAACTAATAGTATGAGTTCTAAACCATCTAATGAAAAATCTATAGATGAAGCCAGAATAGGATTGGAATTTCCTCAAACAGGAAGAGTTCAAAATGTAGGAGTAGAAGGATTAAAAGATCATATTAGAGAACAATGGATCGGTTCTCAAGAAGGTTATACAGTTAAACCTACATTTATTTATGGAGCTCCTGGAATTGGAAAAACACAAATAGTTGCCGCAATGGCTGATGAGTTTAAATGTGATATGACTTTAATAGATGTTCAGAACAAAGACGTTTCTGATTTTACAGGTTTGCCTGTTCCTAATGCTGAAGGAGATGCCGTAAAATTTATTAAAGGAGAAGATTTTCCTAGAGATCCTAATAGTAAAGGAATTTTATTTTTAGACGAACTTCCTAATGCTGATATGTATGTTCTAAAAAAATTAAATCAATTCATACAGCAAAAAAGACTTGATAATTATTACATGCCAAAAGGTTGGATAATAATAGTTGCAGGTAATAGACCTGGAGATCATTCAGACATTACAGATTTGGGAGAAAATCCTACACTAGCAGAAAGATTTTCACCAGTAAATTTTGTTCCTACTTTAGAAGATTGGATTAAATGGGCAAAGGAAAGAAACGAAGATATTAAAGCAGGAAACGATAGAAAAAAGGATGGAGAAAAGAAGACATATATTCTTCCAGAGATAATTTCATTTTTACAAAATGCGCCTGAGTATTTTTATAATTTAGATCCTGATGTAAATCCTCATAGTTATGCTTCTTCAAGAGGCTGGGAAAATGCAGCTAAAGGAATGCAAATAACCATGAAAATGAATAATGTAACAGACTGGAAAGAATTACCTATTGAAAAATATAGAAGAAGATTAACTAGTGATATAGGATTTGAAGCAGCTCAAGTATTTTTAGAATATTTAGAAATATTTTCTAAGATGACAGAAAGAGAAGCTAAACAAATAATCGAAGAACCAGAAAAAGCTAAAATGTTTGGAGATTTAAAACAAAATCCAGGTAAATTCTTTGGTCTTTCTGAGTATTTAACAAACAGAGTAAATGAAATTAAAAATGATTTAGAAAAATTGGATGCTGTTTTAAATATAGTTAAGTATTTAATAAGATATGAAACTTATGAATATGTAGTTGCAGCATTTGCAAAATTACAAAAAGAAGATCCTAAATTATTATCTTTTGTTGGAGCAGAGAAAAAATCAGATCAAGAAAAAGAAAAACTTTTAGAGTTAAAAGATTTGATCACTGAAATTAAAAATAAGAAAAGATAAAACTTAATGTATAACTATAAAACTAAATATGTACAACTTTTTGAAAATTGGTCTTCTGATGGAACTTTAACTCCTGAAGAAAAGCAAAAAATAGAAGAAGATGCTTTTCAAAAAATAAAACTTGCCGTAGGGTGGATTTATGTTAAACATCCATTTTACGCTAGAAACATGTCTAATTTAGGAGTATACTTAAATTGGAATTTACCCTACAAAACAGCAGCAACTGATTATCAAAATATTTATTTTGATCCAGAATTTGTTTTAAGTATGGATCATAATGCACTTAGATTTGTTTTAATTCATGAAATTTTACATTGTGTTCTTTTACATGGAGATACCAGAGGAACTAGAAATCCTAGTTTATGGAATGCTGCAGCAGATTATGCGTTAAACGATTTAATAGTATTAGATCCTTTAACTAAAGAAGGACAACTTGATTTTCCTAGAGATATAGACGGAAAAATGATAGGTTTATGGGATATTCAATATAGAGGATTATCTGCAGCTGAAATATATGAAATTTTAAAGGATCCAAATAAAAAATCAGATAATGATTCAGAAAAACCTGAAAATACAGGTAATTCTAAATCTGATGAAGGAAATGTATTGAGAGATTTATTAGATGATATTGATACTAGTGATATAGTTCAAGTAAAATCTTCTACAGCAGAAAACCCAGAAGATTCTGATGGAGGAGAAAAAGTAGAAATTTCTGAAGAAGATAAAAAGAAATTTCAACAAAAAATAAAACAAACTCTTGAATCAAGTTTGAGTAAAAATAGAGGCTTCTTGGGTTCTGAGCTAACTGAAGTTATGCTTAATATGATAAAGGAAGATCCTAATTTTGATTGGAAAAAAATACTTAAAAGAAAGATAAAAAACATTACACAGAAGCCTAGATTTAAAGCATATAAGAAAAGACATTTAGGTGTTAAGAGATATGTTCCTGGATATGAAAGAGATAACACTCGTAATCAAATAAAAGAATTAGTAATAGCAATTGATAATTCAGGTTCTATTTCAGTAGAGCAGATAAAACTTTTTATCAATGAAGTACTTTATCTTTTAGATAATTTTACTATAAAGAATGTTACTATTTTGTATGTAGATGATGAGATACATCCAGAATTAATAGATAGATTTAAAGGCAATGAAAAACCGGATTACTCAAAAATAAAATCTGGAGGAGGTACAGATTTTCATCCTCCTTTTAAATGGTGCAAAGAAAATAAAATCAAACCAGATTTATTTATTTATTTTACAGATTCTTATGCAGATTATCCATCTAAAACTTTTGCTAATATAGGAAGCTATGATAAGAAAATTATTTGGGCAATTGTAAACAATGAGAATTATTTATCTGAATCAAGTAAACCTCCTTATGGTGAAAGTTTCCATGTAAATATAAGAGACTTTAAATAATTATGACAAGAAGAAAATTTCAATATAGTAATAAAAATTCCAAAAATTCAGAATCTTTTGATTATACTAAAAAAGGAATTATTATGAAGAAATCTGTTTCTAAAGCTTTATATCAAAATGAAGTAACAGGAAATTTTTTAGATCATCTATCTACTTTATTTTCTAATTTAATTGATAATGTAAAAAGAATTAGAAGACATTTTATGTATTCAGTAGATGTCGATGAAATGAATATTGATTAATTTTCAGATTTTTCTATGACCTTTTTAGGTTTTTCCTCTTTTTCTAAAGTTTCAAATATATTATAATATCCTAAAAATTGAGCATTTGTTCTTTCAGAAGGTACACTAACAATATGAATTTCTCCTTCTTTAACCTCTCCTTCTTTATTTGTATTAAAATCTAAAATTACTAAATTTTTATTATCATGATGTAAAAATATTCCATAATGAATAAATGTAACATCATCAATATCAAAATACCAAGCAACTAAATTTCCAGGTTCTATATCTTCTTCATCTTCTATTCTAAATTCTTTTAGTTTAAATTTAGAAGGTTGAACATTAATAGCTTCTATTTTTTCTTTAAAATCTTCTGAATCTATTTTCTCTTGTTTTACTAATTTAAGTAAAGTACTTTTTAGATAAATAGAAGACCAATCAAATTCTTTAATATTAAATCTTTCTGATAAAAAATCTCTTAATTTTATTCCATCCTTTTCTTCAGATTCAATATTTACTCCTAAATGATCTAATGCTAAATTGATTAATTTTAAATAATAATGAAAATTGACATCGTCTCCTGATTTCAATTCATCTACAGAAAATATCTCTTTATAAGATTTAGTTTTTCTTTTGATTATATTTTTTAATGTTTCAGAAGAATCCATAAAAGATTCATATAAAGCAATTTTATTCTTTTTTACCATGATTCACCAGTACCTTTATAAATAAGTTTAATATTTTCTTTGGGTATATTTTGAAAAGTAATGCAATATTTACTTGGGATATTAAAATTTGGATCATAATACCATTTATTATCTAATCCTTGAATATCTATTTTATAAATATCATCATTATATGTAGAATCCCATACATCATTTTTATCTTCACTGTTAACAGCAAAAATTACTTTTCCTTTTATGTTTGTTGTTGTTAACCAAGCAGCGCTCCTTCCCTGTGGTTTTAATCCTTCTTTAGAAATTTTATCTCTAAGAAAAGGACTCGATGTATGATATACAAATCTTTTTGGAATTACTTCTACTAAATGAGGATTTTCATACTTATTTTCTTTTATAAACTCTCTATATGTTTTCATATTATCCGGGTTGAATATATAGTCTATATATTATTAGAATGTCCTCAATATGCAAAATTCAATAAAAATAAAATTATCTCAGTATGCTTACTTAGAATATGAATATTCAGGAGAAAGTCATTTAATATCTGAGTATAATTTTAATAAAGTATCAAATACCACAAGAAAAATATCTACATTTATAAATGATGATACGTCTATTTCATATTCTAAAAATGCTTTAGATTATACATTTATAGAAATAGATGAAGATAAAGTAGGACATTGTGATATAGATCAACCATTTTCTTTAGAAGAGTTAAATGATGATATTGATTTAGATACAAGTTTAGCAATACCAACATCTTTTAATGTTAAATATGATACTGTCAAAATCCATTTATTATCGGGTTATAATTTAGTAGGGATAGATGGAATAGGATTAAGAATTTCAGGAGAAGAAAATACAGGAGATACTTCATATTTACTTTCTCATATTTATACGATAGATGAAAACACAGTAACTCAAAGTTCTAAACCGTTTTCTATAGGAGAACAGATATTTGACAGGTATATTGAAATAAAAGTTCCTTCTATATCTTATTTAAATGAACAATATTATAATTTAAATACTTTTGACAATCCTCAATTAGCAACTTTCTTAACTCAAGGAGGAAAAGGATTTAAACAAGAAACTCCTATTAAAATAGAATTTTATCAATTTTATAATTTTGAAGAAGTAGAAGGACAATTAACTTATAAATATGATAAGATATTAACTAGTTCAATTCCTCAAATAGATCCTAATGCTTTAATTAGTGCACATCTAGCAGAATCAGATGAAGGAGATTATTTCGAATATTTTGCTAAATATGATGGAGAATTTATAGAAGACTATATCGCAGAATTAAATTCAAGAGGTCAAACGTATACAATTATAAATGAAATTAATGTATATGAAAATTATTCAGATTTAACTAGAATTTTAGTAGATCAAATATCTACTTTACAAACAGATAATTTTGATAAACCTAATAAATATAGACCTATTATTTCTGATAATGCATTTTCATTTATAATAGATTATACAGTTAGGATAATAAATCAGGTTGAAAATACTCAAATTATTAAATCTGCGAGCATTACAGGAGACACAAATGCTGCTAGAAAATATGGATATAGAGTAGGACAAATAAATGTCCAAGAATCTTCTGCTCCTATTAAGATTTATAATAGAAAAACTACAGCTCCTTATAATTTAAGTATAGATGAAACTCCTCCTAAAAATATAAAACGAATAGTTTCAGAAATTGTAAGATATGTAGATTCTTATAAAATAAGTATTAATGCTGAAAATTCTATTGAAGAAATAGAAAAAGCAGTAATTACAGGAGACTTAGAAGATAGTAACTTCATTTATGGAAATGGGGAAGGTGTAATTTATATTTCACAATTTGATAATTATTTGAAATTGAAAATATTTAACACTAATGAAAAAGATTCATTAGAAGCTCTAAACTTAAATGAAATGGTTAGAGTTGATAGTTTAAATCCTGAAAGTTTAGCTTTAGTATTTTTTGGCCCTTCAAATACTAAAAAATATATTTATGCTGAAATTTCTACTATTAAAGAAAATGAAGTAGTATTTAAAATACCTTCTAGAGATTCTTCAAAAATAGTTAACTATGTAAATAGAAGATTTAATTTAGTTTATACGAATGCTTCTGGAGAAGAAACTAATATGTATGAAGGAACATTTTCTTCTACAATAGAAGATTATAAAAAGAATAAAAATAGAGTATTTGAAAAAACAGCACAGCAGAAAATACAAGAAATGAATACTATTTTTACGAATACTCAAAATAAATTAGATCAAATTTTAAGAGAAGTTCAAGATGATGCTGTTATTAACAACATCACAAATAATAATATAGTAAACAATACTTCTAATATTACAAATACAACTAATAGAACTGAAGCGCCTAGAGAAAATAAAGGTCAAACTCAAATAAAGAAAAAAGACGAAGTAACTAAAAAAATAGATCAAGTTAATTTTATAGTTGAACAAGATCCAATAGAAACTGATTTTAAATTACTTCAAGAAATTTTAAAGAGCAACAAAGAAAAATTTGAAAAAGAAAAGAAAAAAGTAGTTAAAAATAGTTTAGATAATCTTGCTGATGTTGGAACTTCATCTAAGAAAGGAAATAATGATATAATTACAGATTTTGATATAAAGAAAATAAACTTCATAGATTTACCTGAAGTTGCAAATAAACTAAACTTAGATACAAACATTAACAAAATAACACCAAAATTCCTTAAACCATAATAATGAGCACAGAAAAAAAGATATACGGAGATTTAAATTTAAATGGAAATGAAATTAAAGATTTCAAAGTACATAATGTTCCAACAGCAGATTTAGGAGATTTGGAAGCGGGTCAAATTGCTTACGATCCTGATACAGACATGTTTGTAATGGTAACATCAGAAGGACCAGAAGATGTTTCTATTGGAGCAAATTTTTCTAAAATAGTAGTAGAATCTGAAAGCTTAGGGGATGGTACTTTACAAGCAACTACAAATAACGATACATTTACTCTTAAAGAAGGAAATAATGTTGCGTTTGAATATGATGGTCCAAATAAATCTTTAACAGTAAACGCAGACGTAGATTATAGTCATCAAAATTATTCAGAAGTTTTCGGAGATGCGAGTAATTTAACATATCAAATATCTCACGATTTAGGAACAGAAGACGTTGTTATTTCTATTCTTATAGAAGAAGGGGCTTCTGTAAATCCTAGTTTTGAAGTAGAAAGATATAAAATAATAGATGACAATACAATTCAAGTTGAATTAAATGTTGCTCCAGGAGTAGACAATTTAAGAGCTATAGTTAATTCTAAACATGGACAAAAAGGTAATCAGGGTAACCAAGGAAGTCAAGGTTCAGGATCTCAAGGTAACCAAGGTGTACAAGGAGGATTAGGAAATATAACATTCCCTGGTGGAGACGAAGATAAATTTTTATTTGTTGATGGTGGAGAAGTTGCAGTAGTAGATGAATTTAAAAATACTGCTTCTCAAATAGAAATTTCAAAAGACGTAGAAATAAGTTCAAATGTAACAATAGACGGTGGAGTAAATGATCCAAATATACAAACAGTTAATTTTAATTATAATGGATCTTTAGTTGGAACTCCTAATGTAATTAAGATTCTTAAGACAGATGATTCTTTAGTAGAGACAGATTTATTTAGTGTAAGTGCTGATGGTGAAATTTTTTCTAATAAAATTAAAGATGATCTTGATGGAGAAAGTGAAGTTACTAATTACTTTTTAATGGGTGATAAAGATGGAAAAGTAGGAGCGAGTACTTATCCTGTTGGAAGTTCTACAGTATTTAAAGAAGCTTCTGGAACAATTTCATCTGCTCAAATATTACAATCTTATTCTACTCCTATCGAAATAGTTCCTGCTAAAGCAGGTTTTGTTATAGATGTTCACAATTTTTTCGTTGTGTATCAATATAATTCTACTCCTTATATTTGGCCAGATTCTACAGGTTTTATCATTGGAGGAGCAAATAAATTTATAGGACTATTAGATAATACTATGCTTCAAGATACTGCTTCTGGAATACAAAAGAAAACTCCAGTTTTTTCAGAAAATTCTACAAGTACTTATCTATTACCAGACGTTGCACTATTATTCAAGACTCTAAATAATAATCCGTACGGAGGAGACGGAACTTTAAAATATTACATTAGATATTCTTACGTAGATATTAGTTAATCTTCTGAAAAAATAAATTCTATGTCAGACATTTTTAAAGTAATAATTCCTTTCATGAAATCGACATCTGTCTTCTGGATAAAAACAAATGTTTTTCCTGGAACGCATTTAAAGTTTTCTACTTTTTCTTCGAACTGAATAGGAGCTTCAAACATTTTATTGTTGTTGTCATCTGTTCCTACATATTCTACTATAGTTTCTATCTCATTGTTTATAGATAAAAAATAAGTAGAACCGTTTTTAAATACTTTTTTTGTTTTTGCTAAAATTTTCATAATGTTATTGAATGTTTTTATTATTTATTTGCGAAACAGATTTATCTAAAAAGGTAACTTCATATCCAAATTCTTCTCCGAACTCTGCTCGAAACAATTCTAAACTTGGATACGTAGCCAATATATCAGCATGGGGCTGGTATAAAACAACTTTAGAATTTGAAAAGACACATCCTATTCCAATAGGAGCATCTTGAACTAACCCTTTTATTCTAACTATAAATCTACTAAAAATTGAAAATGGATCTTCAAATAAAACTTCGGTAGATAATATTCTCTCTTGTAATTTTTTATCTTTATCATTCATGTTTATTTCCCGAATAATGAGTGACTAAAAGATCCTTCAAATGTATGAGTTCCTGTATGATTTAAATCTATAGTTAAATCAGCCCAACATGAAAGTCCTGCTTGTTGAACCCTTCTACAAAAAGCGTAATCTTCACTTAGATAAACATCTGTTTCTTCGTCCTTAATACAATCAAAAAATAACCAAAAAGTATCAGGATCATGATGTGGAGGAATTAAGTTATGAAGATTGTTTTTATATTTTAGTTCTGGGAATTTTTCTTTTAATACTTCAATTGTATTTCTTTCAATTAGCATAAATCCAGTAGGAACGTCTTTTGCTTCTACTCTTCCATTAGTAATTTCTAATTTAGGATCATTAAAATTTACAGCATAATCTAACGATCTAGAAATATTAATTTCTTTCCATTCTTTATCAACAGAAACTAAATTTTCCATTTTCTTCCAATTATATGCTTTTTTAGGATATATTCCAGAAACAACAGGTTTCTTTGCTCCTAATAATCTAAGTACAGCAGAAGGGTTCCATGAAATATCAGCATCTATAAAAAGTAAATGTGTATATTCTTCTTGAGTTAAAAAATAAGAAACTATAGTATTTCTTGCTCTTGTTATTAACGATTCATTTGCTATTGTTTTAACTCCGCATTTAATTCCACAATTACTTAATAATTTCATTGTACTAATTAATGAAGTTAAATAACTATTATACAATAAACCTCCATAACAAGGAGTCGCTATCAATACTTCTACTTCTGTAGGGTTAAATCCAAAAATTTCTTCAAACTCTTTGGGATCTTTTGGTATTGGAATAGTTTCTTTTTTTACTTTTAAATCTTCTGGTTTTTTAGTTTCTTTTTCCATTTTATCCTTTCTTATTAAATATCATTTGAAGTTTAAAGACACAATCAATTAAATTTAAAACTTCATCTATTACTAATTTTCTTTGAGAAGACGTTTCATTTACTATTCTTACTACATCCATAAGTTCTAAAGAATTTGCATGATTATTTTCAATTAACCATTTAGGAAATTCTGTTCCTAATGAATAAATAACATCATCTACTTTTCCTTTATATGCTTCTACTATTTCAGAATAGTTTTTATTTGGATTAGGTTTAGATACACATAATGTAAATAAATCAGTGAACATATAAGTTGATTTTAAAATATCTTCTTCTGTTAATTTTGTTTTTCCTGAATCATGAAAGGCTTGAATTTTACTGATAATTTTTCTCATATCAGGATAATTCAACTTAACAAAATTTATAAGAACATTTTTATCTTCAAAAGAAATACCGACCGTTTTTGCAATATAAGCAGTTCTTTTAATTAAACCTAATAAAATTTCTTTTTCTTCTGAATCACTGTCAGCCTCAAAACAAACAGTAAAAAATCTAGATTGAATAGGTATAGGAATCTTATTAATATGATTTGTAGTTGCTAAAAATCTAACATCTTCTGCAAATTGCTCTATTACTCCTCTTAAAGCATTAAAGAAAGAATCAGAAGCACCTTCTACCTCATCTAAAATAATAACCTTTTGTCTATAATCTCCTTGTAAAATAGAAGAATTTGTACAATGATTTTTAATTTTAGTTCTTATAATATCAACCCCTGACTCATCTGAAATATTCAAATACAAAGTATCATATTTTTCAGATAATATTCTAGTTAATGTAGTTTTTCCTGAACCTGGAGCACTAGAATAAAATAAATAATTTTGATTTAATTCTTCTCCTTTTTCAAAAATATCTTTTATTCTTTTAGGAAGAACCAATTCTTCTAATGTTAAAGGTCTAAAAGTTTCTGTAAATATTCCAAACTCTGGCATTATTACATTCTCGTTTTAGTTAATAATTTAAATAACTATATCCTACAAAAAACAAAAAGTTTACTTTTTTATTCAAAATATTTCATAAATATTTATTTTTAGTTAGATATTACAGAATAATATTTCTATCACAGAGTTACACCCAGAGGTGTTAGTAATATCTATATGATTGCAACTATATCTAAAATAGAAAATTAAACCTGATGCTTCTATTCCTTTCAGAATAGTATTATTAAAGAAAGAATATATAATTTTTAAAATATTTTTTAAGATAACAATGTTAAATTCGAATAATAGTTTATATTATGCAAGGTTTCATAAAGATTTTTTTCCTGAAGATATACAAGAAAAGTATGAAAGATATTTAAGACAATATCCTACTTCATTTAAAAGGTTCCCTGAATTTATAACTCACACTATTCAGAAAATAACTATTCCTGCTTTTAATGTTGAATTATCTAGACCACAGGAAACTCAAACTAAATTAGGTCCTATCTGGAAAAAAGGTAAAGATGCTTTAAGACAAATTGATAGAAGTTTTAAAATTCAATTTAAGCACATAGAAGGATATTTAAATTATTTTGCTCTTATGGAATGTTTTTACAGTTTTCATGGTTATGAAAGTGATACTGTTACAATCCCAGAATTTTCTGTAAATATTTTAAATCAACAACATCAAAGAATGTATAAAGTAACCTTCTATCAAATTTTATATGAAGGTTTTACTGATGCTTTAGATTTTGATTATGCAGGAGTTAGAAATCAGCCAAATTCTTTTTCTTTATCTTTTAAATACAACGACATATCATTTGACTTTGTAGATGAAGAAGATATTTTTACTTTAAAATAAAAAAGGAACCTTACTTAAAAGATTCCTTTATAATAAAATTATTTATTTTTCTTTTTATTCAGAAATTAAAGATTCAAGTTTATTTAATTTTCTATCAATATCAATCATGTTATCTTTTATAGATTTCATTAAAGATTTAAATTTAGAGAATAAATTTGAAACTCTATTTTTTGTCCAATTTGCTGCATCTTTAAATAATCCTTCAGATACTCTTTCATCGTCCATAGTATCAACAGAATCTTCTTCACCATCTAATGCTCCAGGAATTTCTCTCTTACTAATAGGACCATCTTTTATAGTATTATATTTAGCTTTTCCAGGTCTTCCTATTTTAGTATTTTTTTCTAAAGATTTATCTATCACTTCTTTCTCTTTCTTTTTAATATCTGGATCATCTTTTAAAGTATTAAATGCTTTCTCATAATCAATTGAAACGTATTTAGCTTCTTCAATAGCAGCAGAAATTTTATCTTGCATCTCTTGAGAGTCATCTAATAATTCTTTCAGCATCTCAACTGCTTTTTTATAATCTATAGTTACACTTCCCTTTCTTACTTTTGATAGAGAAACAGTAACACTTTTTGTTTGAATGTATCTTGTAACAGAATCATCCATAGAATCAAATACTTGTTCAAACATTTTTCTCATTTCTCCTTCAGCAGAATCATATTTGTTTTTATATTCAAGAAGTTTCCTTTCGTTCTTTTTTAAACTTTTAGTAAGATCTTCAATCTTCTTTAATATAGTTTGACCTTCAGGAATACTTTCAATATCCTCTCTTTCAATTGCGGTAATTCGAGTAACCTCTCCAGTCTTTTTAATAACCTTAGGATCGTATTCGAAATATTCTTCTCTTCGATCTTCATTTATAAACTTTTTAAAATTTAAATATCTAGATTTCATTTTCTTGATTTTAATGTTATAGACTATATATTTACGATTCAAATCTAGAAAAAGTAACACTTGTAACATTTTGTAACAGATTAGAAATTTTAAGTTTTATTAAGGTACTCTTAAGTTGTAACACTGTAACAGATAAAGTATGTACTCTCCGCATGGATTCCCGGGCCGAGGGCATAGAGGCGTTTACCTTAGTAATATAGAGAGTATAAGATTTAACTTTATTTTAAATTTTTATTTTATTTAATTTTTTAGTTTCTAGTCTTAAAATATTAAGGTTTTGAAAAAAAAAAAAAAAAAAAAAATAGAATTAAAGTATTCAGGTATTGAGGCAATAGGATTAATATCTAATTATAAATTGTAATTCTAAACTACATTACAATATACTAATTCAAATACATTAATACTTATTTTCTTCTACTCGTATAATATATTACTTCAGTAAAAATGAATCTTTACGTAATGAAGATCGATTCATTTTTTGCTCTTAAATCCGCACGTCCTTGGGGTCTTAGCATGAAATCTTCCGTAGAAGGTTACACAATATAAGTAGCAATTAAAAACTAGTTGAATATAAAATTCGACTTTATCGCTGTTACTATAATTAGGAGTAATCATTAATTAAAGGTTTCTCTACTTATAATATTTTATCCATTGACAAATGTCAATATCAAAAAACTAATCCTTGCATATAACGATGAATATGACCCGTGCATTTATTTTCGAAACTGGAGCCAGGGTGTTCGCCAACAGAGCCTGGAATTTAACACATGATCAGTGATGTCTTTAAGAACAATAATCTTTCGTTTTTAAACCCTCTTTAGATTTAAAGGTGAAACAACATTAACCCCTTTATGTAAGATGTATAGATGACATCTGTTATTCTTTTTCAAGAACCTGATTTCTAAATAAATTCTCCAGTTTAGAAAAGAATCTATTTAAAAACACATTTATATATTTTCAACTTCTTGTCAAAAGTATATTTACATATTACTTATTAAAGTCAAAAAAGTTTTTTATCTTTTCTTGGAAACTTTTTTACTTTTTGGCGATACAATCAACTAAATATTTTTACAACTAAACGGAACTTTGTAATTATGAAATTTTATAAAACAAGAAAAGTAAAATCTCCTCTAAGAGGAACTCCGCAATCAGCAGGAATTGATTTTTTTATTCCAGATGATTTTGAAACCGTATACCTTCAACCCAATCATTCTATTCTAATTCCAGCCGGAATCAAAGTTAGGCTTCCTGAAGGTTACGCTCTTGTAGCAAATAACAAATCAGGTATAGCTTCTAAAAAACAATTACTTGTGGGGGCGGCAGTTGTAGATTGGGATTACATGGGCGAAATTCATATCAATTTACATAATGTAGGAACAGAAGATCAAATGCTCCAAGCTGGAGATAAAATAGTTCAATTCCTTTTAGAAAAACAAAACTATATTATACCAGAAGAAGTTTCCTCAGAAGAAGAATTATTTGAAAATATGGAATCAGAAAGAGGAGAAGGTGGTTTTGGTTCTACTGGAACATCGTAGAAGCACCCAGAGATGTTTTAACTATAAATACATAGTTACATATATCTTAAAAATAGAACACCTCTGAGGCATATAGAAACACTAAATAGAATAGTTTTAAAATTAAAAATAAGGTACACAATGTTATTAGATATAGAGCAATATGGAAGAAAGATGAAAATTTCTAAAGTAGGGCCGAATAAGAAATTAGAATGGTTGAATATTAGTCTTCCTCAAAATCAGTTATATGAATGGTCTTTAGTTCCTGCTAAACCTGGACAGATCCCAGATCCAACTTATACATGTTGGCATGAAAATAAACCTGTTTATAAGCATGATTCATGGAGATTAAATGATTATAGAATACAAGAAGTATTATCTAATTTAGATGATGAAACAAAAGAAAAGATATTTGAGTTTAATTCTCCTAGTATTTTGTTTTGTGATATTGAGACAGAAGTAATTGATGGATTTCCAGATTATAAAAATCCTAAAGAGCAAGTAACTGTAGTAGGATTTTTTGATAGCGATGAACAGGTAGCAAGGGTATTAGGAATCAAAGAACTTCCCGGAAAACAAATAGAAGAAATAGAAGATGATTTAAATGAATACTTTAAAGACTTTTTTCCAGAAGGAATAAGATTTGAGTATCAATATTTTTCAAATGAATTTGATATGATGAGTCATATTTTTGGAACTATTTTTAGAGAAGCTATGGTGGTAACAGGATGGAACTTTATTAACTTTGACTGGAATTATTTAACTGCTAGAGCTGAAAGATTAGGAATAAATCCTGCAATTTGTTCAGAAGATGGAAAATTAACTTTTAGAGAAAATGTTCCTAAACATAAACTAGTGATTGACTATTTGGACATTTTCAAAAAATGGGGCAATATGCATAAAGAGTTAGAAAACTTTACTCTTGATCATGTTGCTGAAACTATTACCAAGAAAAAGAAAGTACCTCATTCAGAATCTTTACAAGATATGTTTGAAGCAAATTTTAAAAAATATGTTTATTATAATATAGTTGATGTTATTCTAGTTTATTTAATAGATAAGAAAAAGAAAACCTTTCTAACTATGTGTAAATTAGCACAGTTAGGTTCAATTGAAACAAGAAATGCAAAATCTCCAGTAAGATTTACAGAAGCTGTTTTATGTAGAAAATTTTATGAAAAAAACCAAGTTCTTGTAAAAGGATATAATCCATTTGAACATGAAAATAATAAACTAATTGACAAATTTGGAGATAAAATAAAGGGTGGATACGTAAAAGAACCAGATAAAGATTTATTTAAAGTTTTAGCTGGATCCGATTTTGCTTCTCTTTATCCTACTATAATGAGAATGTTTGGTTTATCTCCAGATGTTTATTTAGGTTTAACAGATGAACTACCAAATGAAGTAACTGAAAAATCATTTAATAGTGTATGGAATACAAGCTTCTCCAGAGAGCCTTCAATCGTAAAAGAATTATTAGATAACTATTATTCTGAAAGAAAAAGAATACAAGGTGAAGGTAAAAAATTATTAGAACCAATTAAAAAAATAAAAGACGAACTTGCTAAAAGAGGATTAGCAGTTTAAAAATATATAAAATCCACATTTAAAAAATACAAACTTATTTAACTTTATATGAATACAGAATTAACTCCCATAACCTACGAAGAATCATTAAAAGCTACAGAAGAATATTTTAATGGTGAAAATTTACCTGCTACTGTATGGGTAGACAAATATAATTTAAAAGACTCAGAAGGTAATTTATACGAAACTACTCCTGATGATACACATTGGAGATTAGCAACTGAATTTGAAAGAATAGATGCTAAATATAAAAATCCTATGTTAGCTGCAGAATATTATGATTTAATGAAAGATTTTAAACACCTTATTCCTCAAGGATCTCCTATGGCAGGAATAGGAAATAATCTTCAAATTGTTTCTCTTTCAAATTGTTTTGTAATTGGAAATGAAGGTCCTCAAGATTCTTATGGAGCTGTTCTTAAAATAGATGAAGAACAAATTCAATTAATGAAACGTAGAGGTGGAGTTGGTTCTGATTTATCTAATATTCGTCCAGCAGAATCTCCTGTTAAAAATAGTGCTTTAACTTCTACTGGAATTGTTCCTTTCATGGAAAGATATTCTAATTCTACTCGTGAAGTTGCTCAAGCAGGAAGACGCGGGGCTAGAATGCTATCCATTTTTGTCCATCATCCGGAATCCGAAAATTTCATTGATGCTAAAATGGAACAAGGTAAAGTTACAGGAGCTAATATTTCTGTAAAATTAACAGATGATTTTATGGAAATTGTAGATAGAACTACTGATAAAGACGTTGAAAGATTTTTAGAATTAGAAAACATTATCTTAGAAAAATATCAAGAGAAAAAAATTCCTAAAAAAATAGAAAATGAATTTAGTAAATTAATAGATAAAATTTGTTTTACTCAATATTACGATCATATTGATGGAACTAGACAAACTCAAAGTATTGTAGCTAAAGCTCTTTGGGATAAAATAATGCATAATGCTTGGAAATCTGCTGAACCTGGAGTTTTATTTTGGGATAAAATAACTTCTGAATCTTTAGCAGAACACTACCCAGGGTTTAATAATATTTCTACAAATCCTTGTTTGACTCCTGATACACTAGTAACTACAAAAGACGGTAAAGTTTCTTTAATTTCAATATTAAATGATTTAAAAGAAAATAAAACCGTGAACGTTTTAACATTAAATGAAAAGACTAATGTTCTAGAATATAAGAAAGTACAAAATGCATTTAAAACTAAATCTAAAGAAGAAATAGAATATTTATTAGAAATTGAAACAGAAGATTCGACTTTCCAATGTACACCTAATCATAAAATTTTAGTTACTCACGAAGATAAGAGATCTTGGAAATCTGCAGAATCCTTAAAGTTATATCATACTTTAATATTTCATGATGGGAACAAAAAAATAGAATCTCACATTAAAAAAATAACAAAAGTTGAGCCTGAAAATGTTTATGATCTAACAGTTGAAGATAATCATAACTTCTTTGCTAACAATATTTTAGTTCATAATTGTGGGGAACTTCCCTTACCTGATGGAGATTCTTGTCGCCTAAGTGTAATAAACCTATATAGTTACGTACAAAACAAATTTACTGATGAAGCATATTTTGATTTTGAGTTGTTTAAAAAACATTCTCATATACATCAAAGGATAATGGATAATATAGTTGATTTAGAATTAGAAAAAATAGATCAAATATTAGCTAAAATAGAAGCAGATCCCGAATCAGAAGAAATAAAATATAGAGAATATAATTTATGGAAAAGATTAAGAGAAAAATGCGAACAAGGTAGAAGAACTGGATCAGGAGTAACTGGTGAAGGTGATATGTTAGCAGCTATGGGTTTAAAGTACGGAACTCCTGAAGCTACAGAATTTGCAGAAGAAGTACATAAAGTATATGCAATTGAAATTTTAAGAAGCTCTGTTCAATTAGCAAAAGAAAGAGGACATTTTCCAATTTTCGATCTAAAATATGAACAAAATAATCCTTTCATAGAAAGAATAGAAAAAGAAGATTCTGATCTTATTAAAGATATGAGAAAATATGGAAGAAGAAATATTGGACTTTTAACTATTGCTCCAGTAGGTTCTATATCTATTTTAACTCAAACTACTTCTGGGGTAGAATGTGCTTTCATGATAAACTATACTAGAAGAAGAAAAATTAATCCTTCTGATAAAAATACACGAGTTGATTTTGTAGATGAAGTAGGAGATTCTTGGCAAAACTATAATGTTTTTCATAAAGCATTTATTGACTGGTTTGAAGCTAACCAAAGAAATTTAAGATCGGAAATAGACAACATAGAACAAGAAGAAATAGAAGAAAAATATACATGGAATGAATGTAAGTCATACTTAGAAAATTTAGAAAAAGAAAAAGTTCAATCTTTAATTGAAAAATCTCCTTATTATGGAGCAACTTCAAATGATGTAAATTGGGTAGAAAAAGTTAAAATGCAAGGAGCAATTCAAAAATGGATTGATCACTCAATTTCTGTAACAACGAACTTACCTAAAGACACTCCTGAATCTGTAGTACATGATGTTTATATGACAGCTTGGAAAGCAGGATGTAAAGGAGCTACTATTTATGTAGATGGTTCTAGATCAGGGGTATTAGTAACAGAAGAAGATAAAAAAGAAACTGAAATAGAAAATTACTTTAAAGAAAATCATGCACCTAGAAGACCTAAAGTATTAGAAGCAGATGTTCATAACTTTACAAATAAAGGAGAAAAATGGGTAGCCTTTATTGGTAAATTAGAAGATAAGCCGTATGAAATTTTTACTGGTCCTGCAGAAGAATTTCAAATTCCTTCATCTATAGAGGTTGGTGAAATTACTAGATCTAAAGACAAAGACGGCGAATCTGTTTATAATTTCTGTTATGAAAAAGATGGAGAAAAAATATGTGCAGGTGATCTAAAGAAAAGTTTTGATTCTCAATTCTCAGATGTTTCTAGAATGGTTTCTGCTTTACTTAGACATGGAATGCCAATGTTCTACATAGTAAATCTTTTAGGTACTCTTAACTTAGACGGAGATCTAATTACTACTTGGAAAAAAGGCGCAATTAGAATACTTAAAAAGTATATTAAAGAAGATTATGATATTAAAGGAGCAACTTGTCAAAATTGTGGAAGTACAAATATAGCAATGATTGAAGGCTGTATGACTTGTCAAGATTGTTATTCTAGTCGCTGCTCATAACTTACAAGTCATACAACCTTCAATATATAATAAAAAGTTATTAAAGGTTGTATGACGAATAAAAAAGAATGCCAGCTCTGTGGAGAAAAACATAATTATAAATCAGGAATGTTTACTAGACATTTACATAAATGTCATGATATTACACTAGAAGAATATGTTATAAAATTTGAATATAATAACATCCCTCCTTTATGTAAATGTGGATGCAATAAAATTCCAGTATTTCGCAGAGGAAAATTTAAAGATTACGCTGAAAATCATTTCTTTTATAAAGAAAGAATTAAAGAGTATATTAAGAAGAATGGAATTCCTAAATGTAAAAATCCAAAATGTAATAATGAAGTAAAATTTGTACGAGCAAAACCCAATATGTATTGTCATCCTACATGTAAACCTGGCTATTGGAATCAGGAAAAAATAAAGGAAACTGTTAGAGAAAAATATGGTGTTGAAAATGTATTTCAAATTTCTGAAATAGTTAAAGAAATACAGTCTAAAGTGGATCATAAAGAAAATGCTAGAAAAGGTGTAATTACAAAACGAAATAAATATAAAAACGGAGCATTTGATCCAAATGTTATGAAAAAAACAATGATGAATAAATATGGAGTAGAACATATTTCACAAACAGAAAAATTTAGAAGGGAAGCTTCTAAAAGAATGAAAAATGATAACCCAATGTTTGATGAAGAAGTTGTTAAAAAAACAAGTTCTACTTATATTAAAAGAGTTAGGTCAGGAGAGATAAAACTTTATAGAACGCGCCAATTTAAAGATACTGATTTATATTATCAGAGTAGTTATGAAAAAGAATTTTTAGAAATTTGTGAATCTTTAAATATTTTAAATCATGTGAAAAATGGAAATACATATAAATATATTAATTTAGATGGAAAAGAAAGAAATTTTTTAACAGATTTTAGTATATTTGAAGATGAAATAGAAATAAAATCTTCTTGGATATTAGAAAAACAAGGAGGTCAAGAAATATTTGATATAAAGAGAAAGGTGATAGAAGAATTAAATAAAGAATATATTTTTATTTTAGATAAAGATTATTCAGATTTTTATAATTATATTAATCAAAATGAAAATCTAAAATAAATACTCTATTATTTTTTATAGTAGAGTATTTTATTTATTTTAATAAAATTATAAATGTAAAATTTTTAACAAACAAAAGGTAATAGATGAAATTTAATATAACAGTTAAACAAGATACAAAAGAATTAACGTACAAGGAAATTAATGCTAAAGACGAAAAAGAACTTCGTCAATGGTTTGAGAAATCAAATATTAAAGGAAATATAGAATTTATAGAACAAACTCCTAATAATTAAATGAATGAATCAGAAAAATATAATAGAACATTACACGCCGGAATTAGTTTAGGATCTACTTCTGACGATAGGTTTATGCCTCCTGGATATGTTCAATATTTTTCTGAAATGGACTTAGTTATAACTGAAAAGTTAGACGGACAAAATAATTGTTTTTCTAAACATGGATTATTTGCTAGGTCTCATGCTGCTCCTTCTATACTTCCTTGGGATAAACCATTAAGAGAAAGATGGGAATTAATTAAAGATGATTTGGATGATATAGAAATATTTGGTGAGAATATGTATGGAGTACATTCTATTGAATATGATAAATTAGAATCTTATTTTTATGTTTTTGGAGTAAGACAAGGTAGTTATTGGGCTTCTTGGGATGATGTTAAAGAAATAGCAGAAATGTTTGATTTTCCTACAGTTCCAGAAATTCAATTTGACAAACAATTATCTAACTATAAAGCATATAATGAAAACCTTAGATTAGAAAATTGGTTTACTGATAATTTAGGAATGTCTTGGGAATATTATGTAAATACTCCAGGTAAACTTGGAGGAAAGGATGTTATTACAGGAGAATCTGCTTCAGAAGGATTTGTAGTTAGAAATAAAAATAGTTTTTTAACCAATTGTGGTGGTATTAAAGTATCATCAAACGAATTTAATAATCTATTTAAAGTTGTTAGAAAAGGTCATGTTCAAACTGATGAACATTGGACTAATAATTGGAAACCTGCTAAGTTAATAGATTATGATAAGTATAAATGGTCTCAATATTCCTATTTGGAGAATGTATGATTGATAAAGTATGGGTAATATCAGCATCTACTTCTTTTGAAAGAAGGAAAATAATTAAAAATAGATTAGATGAATTAGGAATAGATTTTGAATTTTATATTTCAGGTCCTTTACCTATATTTAATACTTTACATGAATTATTAAAGTTAAAATTTACTAGTAATGTACACATTCAACATCCTAATGAAATAGCTGCTACTTTAGCGCATTTAAATTGTATTCAAATTTCTAAATCTTTAGGGCATAAAAACATTTTAATATTTGAAGATGATACGTTAATTAGAAACTCTTTTAAAAGCCTTTTAGAAGAATATTTTAAAGAATTGCCTGATAACTGGAATGTAGCATATTTAGTATGTAATGTTCAAATTCCGCAACTTCCCTCAAATAATAATAAATATTGGAGTAAAACAACAGGAAGTACTTTAGCATGTGCATATATTATAAACGAAAATTTTTATGATACTATTTTAAATTATTATGAAAACAATTATGATGTAATAGATGTGTGTTATTTTAAATTACAACCATTTCATAATTTTTATAGATCTTCTAAAATATTAGCATATCCTAATCCTAAAATAGAAAGCTCTATTGATCCTACCCAAAAAATTATCAATGCTTCTGAAGATTTTAATTCTATATCTTCTGATTTTTCCTAGGATATATAGTTTACTAGTGTAAAGTAAATAAGAAGAACAATTGTCAGATAAATTAATATACATAGGTGATAAACTAAATTACAAAGTTGATTTAGGAAAAATTTCATCAGTAGATGCAATAAATAGAACAATAACGTCTACTAAAGAAGCAACTATAGGAGCAAATCTAGAATTACAATATTCTTATTTAGATATAAGATTTAGATTAAATGCTAATGAAACTTATTATTCAGATTGGTATAACTTAGATGAATTTGAAGTTTCTATGGAAAAAGATTTTGCTGATGTTTATGTAGATGAAAATTGTAATACTTCTGTAGAAATAGAAGTTGTAAAAATAGATATTGCTGATACTTGGGATGAAGATGTTGATTACGTAGAAGTTTCTAATGTAACTGTAGATTCAACTGAAGTTACTGCCGATTCTGATCCTGTTGCGATAACTAAACCTGCCGAACCTTCTTCTGTTGGAAACGATACTGGCTTAGATCACGAAAAAGAATTTTATTATGATCCTTATGATTTAGGGGCAGGTGAAAGAATGTATAACGACTTGAACGAACAAGTTCAAGAGATGTGGGGTCATAAAGTAGACTATATTAAGGTTAGGGAAAATAATAAAAAAGGAAAAGATTTAGTATTAAGAGAATGGAATTTATTTAATGTATCAGAAGATGATATTAAATGTTTAAAAGTAATTGTTCCGGATAATAGTTTTCCAGATAATAATTTTGAGTTTAATCCTTATGGAATGAACTATGGAGAATTTATGGAAATTCATATAACGGATCAATATTTTAAAAAGATCTATGATGAAAGAACTATTCCACAACAATATGATTATCTTTATTTTCCGCTAGTAAACAGAATGTATGAAGTTGCTTCTTCTTATTTAGTAAGAGGATTCAACATGAAACCTGCTTATTGGAAGCTTACATTAACTAAATATGAAAAACGTGCAAATGTACTTATTGATGATACGACTTTACAATCTGAATTAGATACTAAATTAAAAGGGCTTGATCAATTTAAGGATGAGATAGTAGAAGAATCAGAAGACATTATTAATAGAAGCCAACTTAAATTAAATGATAATGATTTAGATACTGTGAGAAATTATATTCATCCAAGTATGAAATACTCTGAAGATAATGTTAGAAATTATTATACTTTGATTTCTAATTATCAATACGACTTACATAAATTATGGAAACATGAAAGAGATCCAGATTTAGCAGTATCTTATAAAATGCCTTTTAATGTAGAACAGGATAAAGCATCTACTATTACGGGACTATTTTCATTGTATAAAATAAAAACGACTTCTTTAAATGCTTCAATGGTTCTTTTTTCGGGTTCCGATTATAATGTTACTCTTTCTGTAGGATCATTCCATGATGGTTATCAGGTAGGAAGAAGTATTTCATTGTGGCAAAAAACTAGTAGTTTGAAAAAATTCTTAGGTTCTGCGACAATATCTTCTATTAATACAGATAGAAATGAAATATCTTGCACCTTAAATAATACATTTGATGTAGCAGATGTTGATTTGGTTTCTCTTACAGTAGAAAGAAATATTTTAGTTTCAGGATCAAATGAATATGATTTTACTACTAGAGAAAGAAACTTTACTGCTGATATAGAAGATGAAGGAATTAAATTATTTATCACAGAAAGTCACTCTATAACACTTAAATATTTTGGTTCTAGTTACACATACCTATTAGAAGATAAATTAGCAGAAGACATTTGGTATGCTTTTGTAGTTTCATTTAACTTAAGATTTAGACAACTGTCTTTAACTATTTATGAGGTAGAAGGAAATACTACTTCTGGTGGAATGCAACAAGTTGAACATTTTGTAGAAGATACCTTTACAAGTATAACAAAAACTTCTACAGGAGTTCTAAATCTACTTGACTCTCCTATTAAGTTAACAAATATAAGAGTATTTGAGGAACATTTAGAAGCTGATAAACATCATGGATATTTAAGTAGAAATTTAATTGATAATGATGGAAGAGCTTTAGTAATTGATAATGCTTTACCTAATTTAGATTTACAAAATTTTGAAATGGGTCAATTAAGATAAGTTGTGAAATTCTCTAAAACTTTCTATAATACTTTTAGGATATATTTCTTTTAAATGATCTGATAAATATTCTCCTTTAGATAATTTAATGTGAGTACAATTAATTTGATTTTCTAATTCATTAATCCAAGCTTCCCAATTTTTATCTAATAAATCAATAAAAGCTTTAGGACTTTTTCTATCTTTATATCTTTGTAGAAATTCTTCTTTTATTTCTTTTTCAGGATATACTAAAATAAAAGATAACCCTTCTTTAACTAAAGCATCTCTCACTTCTTTATGAGAACTTATCATAATAATATCTTTTTTTCCTATATTATCTTTAATATGTTGAATGTAATTTTCTGGAAAATTTTTTTTATCAAATTTGCTACTATCACTATCAGCAATTTCTATATCTTTATAATTTTTAAAAGCGTATGATTTTCCACATCCAGGAAAAGCTGATATTAATTTTGTATCTTTCATTATTTAATTCCTATAAATTTTAAAAATCTAATCCACCAAGATTCTTTTTTATCCATTTCTTTTGATAACATATCATGTAAAGAATTAGTAATATCTATACAGTTTAATTCTTGTACTTGAGCTACTAGCATTATAAAATTTCCTTCATCATCTCTAACTGCAGATACTTTTAAAAGCGCCCAAATTACTTGACCTGTTTTAGTAATATATCTTTTCTGCATTACATAATCATCGTCTAAACCTTCTACTAATCTATTAACCATAGAAACGTCTGGGTTAATGTCTTCTTCGTAAGTAAATTCTTGAAATGTTTTTTCTTGTAGTTCTACTGTTGTATATCCTAATAAATTAGATAATGCACTGTTACAATGTAATACTCTTCCTTCTCTAGAAACTAATGCTACTCCAATAATAGAATCGTACCATAATTTTTCTAATACTTTTAGTTTAATAGAAATATCTTGTTTTAGTTCTTTTATTCCCACAATTGATTAAAATATTTTAACTATATATCTTAACTATCTGAATCTAACCTATCAAAGGATTCAATGAATTCGCTTACAATATCATGTCGATGATTAGTTTTAAGTTCTATGTTTACAAAACCTTCTATATTTTTTCCTGCTTCTATTAAATAACCTAAGCCTGAATCTTTTTTTCTTTTCAAATCTATTTGGTTAATATCTCCACAGAAAATTAATTTTGATCTTTTTCCTAATCTAGTAATAATCATTTTCATTTGACTTACAGTAATATTCTGAGCTTCATCACAAATTACAAATTCGTCCAAGTATGTTATTCC